AAGCCCTGGCAGAAGAAGAGGCAGCGGCTCAGACAGCAAAGGGCGAGGCGCCCGCAAAAGATCCTAAAACTGATCCTAGATATGTGGCTGAACAACAGCTACAAGCAGAGCTTAAACTTTTAAGAGAACAAACGGCACTAGCAGAAGAAGAGGCAGAGCTAAGAAAGAAAGAAGCCCAGGGACTTGCTACCGAACAAGACCTAGAGGCTTTAAGAAATATTGAGCTAATAAAGATAGACATTATTGCTCAATCTGAACTTGAAAAGGCTGCTTTAATAGCTGATGCAGAAAAGCGTAGCCAAGAGACAAAAAGAATAAATGCCAAGTATGGTCTAGACATTGCCAGAGCAACAGCAAAGCAAGAAGTTGATATTGAAAAAGCAAAGGCAGCAGAAAAGGCAGCGATACAAAAATCAGTCATTCAAACTACACAAAACTTCCTTGCGGCAGGATTAACCTTAGCAAAGCAGGGAAGTGCAGAACAAAAAGCACTGGCAACAGCTAATGCGCTTATATCGACTTACTCAGCAGCAAACCAGGCACTAAAGGCACCCCCTGGTCCTCCGTGGTCATTTGCACTTGCAGCTTCAACAGTTGCAATGGGTCTAGCTAATGTAGCCAAGATTAACAAAGAATCATTTGCAACTGGTGGGGTAGTTGGTGGCTTTTCTGGTGCATCTATGGGCATGGATAATACAACAGCAAACGTAAGAACAGGCGAGATGGTTCTAAATGGCAATCAGCAAAGACAGCTTTTTGATGTAGCCAATGGGAAGGGTGTCAGTGATGATCTTGCAAGTGAAATCAGGATGCTCAGAATGGATATGCAGACACAGCCCGTTGTCGTTCAAGTTGATGGAATAGAGATAGCAAGAGCAGTAAGGGATTCAAGAGAAGAAGGATTTGCAGTTTAGGAAAATATATGAGTTTTAAGTTTTTAGCAAACAATTTAGTAGATCAAGCTAGTATTTCTGCAAGCTCAGAGAACTCTCAATTCCCTGTATCTAATATCAAGCATGATTTTAGAACTAAAGTATATAGATCAAATTCAAACTCAGATAGCTTGGTTTTTGATCTAGGCTCTATTGAGGATGTTGATCACGTTGCAATATGCGATAATTGGCAAGATGGCTTTGGCGTTTCAACCGTAACCATTGAAGCCAATGGAACTGACAACTGGATAAGCCCTGCATTTTCTACCTCGATGACTTTAGATACTGAATTTGGTGTCAGTATCAAAGCATTATCATCTCAGCAATCTTATAGGTTTTGGCGTTTAGTCCTAACCTCAACTCTTGGGTATTGTGAAATCTCACACGTCTTTATTGGCAAGGCTTCCAGTGTCAGCACTAATGGTGTTTCTTATGGATGGAGTTATAAGAACAATGATCTAAAAAAGCAAGCCACTAGTAGATACGGTCAAGAGTTTATAGACAGCATTGCTCAAAGAAAAGAGTTGATGAATTTATCTTTTAAAGTAATGAACACAACAGAACTAGATAAGATATTTCAAGTCTACGACAACAGGGGAACAATTAGACCTTTTTATGTAAAGGTTGGCGATGACACTGATACTATCATAAGTAATGAAGATAGATTCAACGGCCTATATAAGCTCACATCAATGCCCTCAGTGTCTAATCCCAGTGCATTTGCCCTTTATGATGTTACTCTGAACATAAAGGAGCAAAAGTGACAACTTTAGTAGTTGAGGAATTAAAAACAACATTGAGCCAAAATTTTACAATTAACGGAGAGAGAAGGTATCAGTTAGTTGCAGTTAGGCCTAAGATTTATATGCACAATGCACCAGATGGGACATTTATCTTGTCTATTAAATCAGGATCTACGACATTAGCAAGCAAGTCATTTACAAGCGCAGAAATTAAATCAGACTTAAGCACAAGTGACAATTATGCTTGGATATGGAAAAATCTAACCTTTGACTTTACTGTTCCCCTAGAAAAAGGCGACTACTCATTAGAGCTTTCATCATCTGGATATTCTTTCTCATCCTCATCTTACATTGGCTGGGTTAAAGACCATGAAAGTGTTTTTAATACAATTAGCGGAAACCCTATAAGCAGCTTAGATAATCCATTTACATTCCAACTTTTTGAATATCGAACAAGAGAGTCATTTCTATGAGAATTTTAGACTTTGCAGATGGCTTCAGCTCTGCAACCACACCAAGCAGTACAGGCGGCATTACTTCACAGGTAGAAAGCTATGCAAACGATGCTGCCTTTGAAGCTGTTTACGGCTCTGGCAGTGATGGTTTTATCTACTACAACACCACTGATAAAGTTATAAGATTTTACTCAGATGGTGCCTGGAGAAACCTAGGAAGGGTGGAAGTTGTTGCAGTTCAGTCAATCGCATCAGCGGGACAGATTGCACTAGCATCTAGCCCAGATCAAGTTTTAAAAGTTCAGGGTGATGCAGGAGCTCAGTCAGCATCAAACACACCATTTAGTGGCACGCCTATTGATGGGCAAATCATCAGACTAGAAGGTCAAGACAGCACTAATACCTTAACAGTTACAAACAATGATGCGCCTGGTGGGTGTATTTTAAATGGTGACGCTACGCTTGGAAAATATGACACTCTAACACTAAGATATGACTCTACAGATGATAGATACATTGAACAAGGAAGGAACTTCTAATGAACGCTAATATGAAAAGGCTTTTAATTTTTGCCCTCGTGCCAGTGACGGTTTGGGGCATTGGCTCAACATTCACAAAGCAAAAAATTGATAGAATTGGGGTCAATACAGAATCCCAGATCACAATGGAAGATACTACCAGGTTTAATTCTGGCACAGCATCAACAGTGCCTTACTTGGATGCAAATAAAGACTTTGTAAGCTCATCGGTCACACCAACAGAGTTAGGTTATCTTAGTGGAGTAACCTCATCTATCCAAACACAAATTGATAGCAAACAGACTTCTGTAAGTGGAACAGTCAATGAGATTGACGTTGCAGCTGACATTGTAGGGCTGGCAGATAACCCCATTTTACCAGGGGTTGAGGGCGTAACAATCCCAAGCGGGGCAACGGGCGATAGGCCTGTATCACCTAATGTTGGTGAGTTTAGATGGAACACAGATAACACTGAGGCAGAGATTTATGATGGCACTCAGTGGGGATCAGTGGGAGGCGGGGCAGGTGGTTCACGTCTTAATCTATTAGATGACCCTAGCTTTGAAAAGGGTGTAGCAAATGGATCTTGCACAGGGTGCACAGCTTCACAGGATACAACTGATTACTTAGCAACTCCAAACAATGAGGCATCTCTAAAGATGGCTTTCTCTGCTGCATCTGGCAACTATACCTGGACTGAATCAACCAGTGCTCAGTATTCAAATGTTGCTGGAGTTGTATCGGCATGGATTAAAACTAGTGCAAGCGATTGTCATTTTGACGAATTGGTTGATGGAGTACAAAGCCAAACAGTTGCCATTGGCTCAAGTGATGAATGGAAACAATACATCATTAACGGAACAACAGGCACAACGTCTTATGGATGGAGAGTAAGATGCGACACTGCAATCACAGACGATGTTTTTGTAGATGAAACATTTGCAGGGGCAGCGGAGCCTAACACTTTTGATATTGGAACGGCTTCTCTTTGGGGGAGTGTTAAGTGGGACACAACCACGGACTGCCTAATGCAAGTATCAGCTACGTCGTTCACCAACTATGGAGCAGATGCAGATTGTGACGATAATGCTAGGACTATTAAAGGCACTTATAATTCTACCAATGGGGATGTTGGCAACCCTGACGGTCAAAAACCACAAATTAAATTTTCTTATATACCTTCGGGCATTTTACGCTGTGAACTTAAAGGTTTTTTAGCAAATTCGGCGGCGAATCAATATGCGCACAGATTCACCGATGGTACAAACAACACTTCGAATGTGCAGTTCTACAATCAAGGCACGGGAGATGTTTCGTCTGGGCCTATAGTTATAGGTGAATTCAATTATACAACACCCCAAACTTCAGAGACTACAATTCAGCTACAGTCTCAACAGCCATCAGGCACAAGCTCCATACACGTTAATACAGATTCAGAAGAACTTGAAATCTCCTGCTACCACTACCCCGCCCCTCAAAAAGTAGTAGCCGCCAAGTGTGATGGGTTGGAGTGTGAGAATGAGTTTAGTGCGAAAATTGATTCGGCTGCAAATATCTATGACGAAAGTGTTGATTGGTTAACAACGGCTTCTTTTAGTTACCCTACATTTACCGTTAATTTTCAAGCGGGATTATTTAACAGCACTCCAAACTGCCAAGTGACTCCCGGTCCCGGCTACACTGGCAACGTATTTGCCATGATTAACACTGTCTCCACGTCATCAATTAGCATAGCGACAGACCAAGATGCAGGGACACCGTCAAACTTTTCTTTTATACTTCACTGTCAACGACAAGGCTCCGACTATAAGCAATTTGATACTAGGTTTATTCCTGTAACGGATAACAAGGAAGAAATATTTAATATATATTATCAAACAAACATGTGGGACGCCGCAACCGCCACCGATGAGTTTGACCACTCTTTAGCTGTTCCATCTTTCTCAACTTCTGATTACATAACTGTAACTGATGTTTCTGGTCAGACTAGAATAACAAATGTTTACGATAGAAATATTAATATTGATATATGTATAACAAGTGCTATTGATGCCAATGGAAACGTGCAGATATATGATTCGTCAGGAAATTCTCACCAAGCAGAATCAAACAAAATGGGAACCGATACGGCTAACTCTGTTTGTGCCTTAATGTCATTGTCGCCTTCCGATTATATTTACGTGTATTCTAGCGACCCCGTGTCCACAAGAAACGGCTCTCTCAATATGACAGTCAGACCGGCTGACCAAAAAGCCTTCATCGGAAACCTTACCCCCAAAGAGTTTGTACAGACTCCGGGGAGTACGAAGCCGGTAATTTACTCAGCTTTTGTTACCGATGGAGCTGGGACGACAACAGTTTCAAAAGAGTATAGCGATTGGATAACTGGAAACTGCACCAACCCATCAACTGGAAACTATGTCTGTACTATAGATTCAGGAAGATTTTCAGCGGCTCCTAATTGTGTTGCTAATAATGACGACGGTAACAATAACTCAAAATGCAATACCCACACAGAGACAACGACCAGTGTTTCTGTTACTTGTCGACTAGTGGGTGGAGCCACCGATTCGCAGATTGACCAAAACTTCAAGCTCATGTGCCACGGAGTCAAATAAATGAAAAGCGGAGCCATTGCTATATTGACTGTAATCTTTACCGGATTAATGTCATGGGCAGGGCTCCAAGTTGTCGAGCATAGTGAAGATATTTCATCCCTTAAAACGGGTGACAAATATCAAATTCAAATGCTCAGAGAAATCAGGGATGATATAAAAGAAATTAAGAGAAGCATCAAATGACAACGTTTGCAGAACTTACTAATAAGCCTACAAGTGAAAAAGTGACTCTAGTCTGGGTAGAGCCTAAAGAAAGATTTCTAGTTTGGACTCTTGAAAGTGGATCTGTTTACAAAAGAGATGTTTCTTATTTTGTTATCGATGTCTTAGAGGGCACAACTTCACTGACTCAAGGCTCAAGCTCATCTCTCTCATCTGGGCAATGGTGGTATGATGCAGAGAATGGAACAGTCTATATCAGAACATCAGATGACAGCAATCCCAACACAAAAGACGTTGTTGGTACCTACAGGCTTTTTTATTCCAACTCCCCTCTCAATCTGCCTCATGATCTGTCTAGTGGCTCAGATGTTGAATACCAGGGGAGACTGAAGTCAACTAGCCCCATCACAAAACAGCTTGATGAAGAACAGACAGGAGTAGCCCTTGAATCAAACACAAGTATCACTCTTGAAAACACTGATGGTCATTTTGATGAATTTTATGATGTTCTTTTCTTTGAAAATAAAGCCGTAAGAGTTTACGCCTGGAGTCCAGTGCTTCCCTTAAGCGAAAAGCAATTACTTTTTGATGGAACCATCCAGGACAAATCTTTCTCAACCTCTCAAGTACAATTCAAGTGCAAAGACTTTATGTATCAGCTTAGGGAGCCTGTTGCTCTTAACTTGTTTTCAAGCTCTGATGGCTCAATCCCTGATTCTTTTATCAACACTCCAAAAAGGCGAATATATGGAAAGTTTGATAATCTTGATTGCGTTCCTGTTTCTGCTGTTCTTGACGGGTTTAATTTAACAGGCACTATTGCAGCAGTTGCAGAAAGTGCAACAGTTACTGGAACTGGCACAATCTTTCTTGATGAGTGTAGCCCAGAGGATAAAATTAAAATAGTTTTAGCTAATGAAGAATTTGAACTTGAGATACAATCAGTTGATAGTGATACACAGCTAACATTAACAGAAAATGTCCCTACTGCCTTTGCTGGTATCACAGCACAAAATGAACCAATAAGACCTTACAGAAAAAAGAATAGAACCTGGTATATTGCTAATCACAAACTAAGGGCACCCAGCACAACAGTTGATGTGGGAACACAGCCTAACAGGTTTACAGTGCTAAACTCAACAGACATGGAGCCAGGGGATCTGATTGAGGTTGATGGACAAGAAGCTTTCATTAAAAGGGTCAGTAATGGAGAGATTGTTTTAGAATCAAACCTAGGTAATGGCACTCCTTCAAATGGTGATACAGTTATTAAAAACCCTTTAAGTAAAGCATATATCAACACTAGAGAAGCTTTTATCAATAGAGATTGGACTGTTACCAACACATCAGACAAGGCAGAGATTGTTTTCACAAATACAGCAGAGTTTAATATCGCAAAACCCAAAACAATTCCAGGAACTATAAGCTTTACTACATCAAGTAGAGATGTGACTGCAACAGGGGTCAACTTATTAGACTATCTCGAGACCAGAGATTGGATAAGATCAGATGATATTAACCATACAACTTGGTATGAAGTTCTATCAGTTGAGGAAACATTACTAAAATTAAGGGTTGCTTATGCTGGATCAAATACCTCTGGCACATCAGAAATTAAAAGACCTGAGCTTATTGATGATGATTCTTTAATTACAGTCAACACTATTGGACTTGAGCGATCTAGTACATGGATCAAGACAGCATCAGACACTGTTAAGGACCTTTTAGAGGAAGATGCAGGGCTTTTAAATATCAATGCGGCATCATTTAGTGAAAGTGATTTAGAAGTGCCTTACACACTCTCTCTTGCTATCCCTGAAAATCTTAGAGGACAAATCCCAAAGATCAGAGATGTAATTACTAAAATAAACAAGTCAGTCTTTGGCTCCCTTGTGACCAATTCATCTCAAGAGCTGGTTTATAACGTGCTTGCACCCCATAAAGATGAAGGCATCAGTGCGGTTAAAGATGATGATGTGATTGGTGAGATCACAGTCAGGTCAAGAAATGATGTGATCAGAAAAGTTAATGCAAAGTATCGACCTTTTGTAGATAGATTCACAAAAGAAAATGCTTTCAAACTTTCAGAGCAAAGCAGTCAATTTGTTGACACCTATATAGGAAACAAGGCAGAGCTAGATATTACTCTGTTTTTGTATGAAGATGATAATGCCGATGAAATTGCTCAGAGATATTTATTTTATAACTCACTTTCAAGCTCTACCCTATCTATCAATTCAGGTTATAAATTTATGCTAAACAACCTTAACGACAAGTTATGGCTTCAGTTTGACAGGCTTTACAAGCGTTTTGGGAATAGGGATAGAAAGAAAATAGGCCTAATTAACAAGATCACAAAGAATGGCGAACGGGTAT